TTGCATCATATCATAGAAATACCAGAGACCAAACGTGAAAATATTGATTAGAGCCTTCTGAACAGCCGTTTTGGGTGAAAAGAAAAGAAGCTGATCTATGCCAAAAAATCCAGTGAGTGGAAAAACAGCAAGGCAGACATAGAAAATAAAGGGTAAAGAGGAGCCTTCCCAGTAAGAACCATGTGTATACGGAAAATTATTTTTTGCTTCCGACTTCTCCTCGGACATACTACTCTAAGGCTAGATGTTCCTCTTTCCAATTGGTAAGCGCAGTTTTACAAGATATTGCTCAAAGTCGGGGGGAAAGGAGATATGGTCAAAGAAGTCCTTTGGATTTACATTCTTTCCAGGTATATAAACCGAAACTTCATCATTTTTTTGAATTCTTAATCCGGTTGCATCAAAGTCGAGGATAATAACCGTCTTATCTGATTGTAGATACAATTCAAAGTCATATAACGCAAATCCTTTTTCCCACATTTCTTCCCATAGCCAAACAAGCTCTCGTATAACTGCTCCGTCGCTTGGCATCCAGAGAGGTTCATCAGTATTTACATATTTCATTTCGTACTTCAAGAGATCATTGCTCAAGGTGGGCGTTTTCAAAACTATGTATCTAGGCTGATTAAGAATTTCTTCTATGAAGGAGTGAATACGCCTCTGCGCCACCGTATCATGTGTCTTAGAACGTCGTTTTCCGATTTTTACAACACCAAAGGGTGTTCTAAAAATCTTACCGTGGGCTCCTTCGTTAACCTCGTCGCCGTCCATTGTTAAAAAACATGTAAATCAAATACATTTCAATTTTTACCAAAATTAAATGGTAAAGAGCAAGCCACCGAAACCATCAACTACACGAAACACGTTATGATTTGTTGCATATACACGCCCTGTGCAATTACCACGAGGAGGAGTTGTAGCTTGATTCAATGTTATTTGTAAAACAAGATTATCAATACGACTTGCGTTCAAAGAGCCACTTGGCTGTAAGTCTTCTGGCTTGAGAGCAAAACTGTAGATATAAATGAAGTCATCGTTAGCTATAACAGTATGATTCTGCCACGCCTGAACAAGACGAAAATATCCAGCATCTCTTTCTTGAAAACGGTCCATGCCATCAAGTTGTAAAAGCGCAGTTGATAACATATCGGTTCTTACACCTGATTCAGTTATTGATAAGCTACTATAGTTGAACCATTCATGATAGCTGTCCATTAGATCACGCTTTATTACCCAAATGAGTTCTCGAATCGGGTGATTAAACTCAAGACGAAGGGGCACACTCGTTATATTAGCTGGGATACCGAGTGGAGATGTATATTGTACCTGCTCAATAAGATATTCGTGTGATGTGCTAACAAAACGACGCCGTTCTTCTACATCTAAATACACATAATCACCGTATAACATTAATGATGTTATTTTTGCTGGATTCACGGTTGTTGTATTACAATTAGTTACAAGTTCCCCACTGTAAAACAGTTGCTGTAGTGGTCTTAATGTAATATTAATACGAACAGGATGATATTGGAGTGCCAGAAGCGGTAAGTATAAACCAGGATTTTTATTAAACCAGAAGTGGAGCGGAACATATAGTTTTAGAGGACCGGGTAGTGTTCCTGTGGGTGGAACATATCCATCCACTTTTCCAATCATATCATAGAATCCAGCCTTTTTATCGGAAGTTGTTGTGAGATTTGACCAGATTTCCATCCACTCACCGGTTTGTTTATCAATTTCCTGCTCACCAACTTCAATGCTGATTTCCTGTATAAGTGCATGACCGATTGAGTTCACATAAGATGTTGCTGAACCATTTGATGAAAGATAAATAGCAGGTAGGGTTACTTCAAGGAAGACGGGACCGAGTAAATCTCCACGACGAGGTACAAGGCAGGAGAGTCGTTTACCAAAATCGGGATCACCATCGAAATACATGGGTTGACTTTCTATAGAGAAATTTGTATAGCGCCGATATACCATTTTAAACCAGGTGATTTGGGGGTTTCCACTGAGAAAAACGTCCTGCTTTCCCATTGCGATAAGTTGTAATAAGCCACCACCGCCTGTCATACTACCAGAGGAAAAGATATATGATTGCGCTTGATACGCATAAAAATAAAAGTAAAAAACTAAAAGAAGAGCATATAGAAGATGGATCCTTATATACAAAATAATCGTTCATATGATACGGATCTTTTGATTCTAAGAAGTTTATTCGCTCTTAATCCAGACACAAATCTTCCCATATCAACGAATTACATCATGACTACGGACGGAGCTGGTGGGATCTCATGGATAGATCCAATTATCTTTGGAGGAATTTCTCTACCGAATCTTGTAAGTACTGTTGCTGGATTAGGATCTATCAACTATGTATCAACATCCTTTTTGAATACAGCACTTACAAGTTCCCTAAAAGGTCTAGGAACAATCAACTATATATCAACATCGTATTTGAATACAGCGCTCACAAGTTCTTTAACAGGTCTAGGAACACTCAACTATGTATCAACATCGTATTTGAATAGTGCACTTAGAAGTTCTATAGAAGGTCTTGGAACAGTAGGATATGTATCTGCACAGACACTTGCAATAACTACAAATACTGCAAATGCGGCGTTAACATCATCAATATTTATACTTAATCCTTCACGTTATGTAAGCACAGGAGCACTTATAAGTACAGTTAAAGGTATATTAGATAGTGCTGATTTTGCATTACAAATTGGTGATTTTGATGCTGGTTTAATAAGTACATCGCAAGGTTTAGGTACCCTGGGTTATATTTCAACTGCTGCATTTCGTTCGTCGTTGACAAGTACATCGCAAGGTCTAGGTACCCTAGGTTATATTTCTACTGCTGCGCTTCGTTCATCTTTGACAAGTACAGTTCAAGGTCTAGGCTCTGCTGGTTATGTTTCAACTTCTTTTATGGCAAACTATGTTACAGTTGCTGTTGCGAATGCAGGAACCTCTGGCAACTATGTGTCAGTTCCAACATTGAATCTTACTATAAATACAACAGTAGCAGGTTTAGGAACTGTAGGATATGTATCAACATCTTATCTTGTAAACTATGTTACAAATGCTTTGAATAATGTAGGTACGTCGGGCAGCTATGTATCAACCCCCACATTAGATCTTGCGCTTACAAGTACAACATCGTATATATTTGATTCGGAGCGTTATCTAAGTACAGGAGCTCTCACAAGTACAACAGTAGGAATTCTTGCAACAGCAACAAGCGGTATAGCAGTGGGTACATTAAATACTGCACTGGTATCAACTGTTGCGGGTCTCGGTTCAGGTGGCAATAATGGATATATATCATCGCTCACATTAAAAACAGCACTCACATCGACTGTAGCAGGTCTAGGTTCAGGTGGCAATAATGGATATATATCTTCGCTCACATTAAATAGAGCATTAACGTCAACTGTTGCGGGTCTCGGTTCAGGCGGCATTAATGGATACATATCAACTCTTTCACTTCAAAGTACAACACAACAACTTACAGATATGATTATGGGTGGCACAACCGTGACAGTAGATAGAGCTGGAAACTTAATTATACAGGGTGGTACAATAAATGTTGGAAGTATGACAGGTAGTATTATATATGTAAGTACATTTATACAGTCGTCAGTCACATATTCTGGAACAAATGGAACGATGTCAGGTACAGTTCTTCCAGATCCGAATACAGGTACAGATATGATGTTTTCAACGTGCATTATCCCATTTAATACAATGTCAAGTTTTATGAATGCAAATAGTCGTATTAACTTAGATGTTTTTCCGACGTTTGCATTCAACGAACTAAATAGCGGGTCAACTCGTTCACTTGTAACACCAATTAGTACATTTATACAGTATGGATCGCTTGCTCCAAGTGCTAATAACTCTAACTTATTAAAGTACGTAAATACATCATTTTTAATAGCAAATAGTAAAACATCGGGGTTTTCAAACTACTTTCAACAACAACTAAGAATTCAGATTCCTGGATCAGCAATTTATGGGGCATTTTCAAATGACTATATACTTTATCATTACATGCCTGGTGGTCTCACCATCAACTTAAATCCAGGTTTGAAGGCAAGTAGTATAACTGTAAACTATAGTTCTACGAACTCAGTTTTTATCTCGGTTCAAAATCTACCGTAAATCTAAGGATCTAGAAGAGAATGGCATCAAGCCGCAGAACATATGACACAGATTTTATAACTTTGCGAACTGTGTATGCACAGAATTCAAATAACGTAAAAATTCCAGCACTTTATGCATTAGTTGCTGATGGTTCAGGTGGAACAAGGTGGTCAATACCATCGTCATTTGGAACAAATCCATCTTTTAATCAAATCATCACAACAGGTGGCACATATACGGCTGATCTATCTTTCAATACCTTTCGCTTGTTTGCAGGGCAGGGCATAGGTATGGTAAATGGAACTCCTGGTTCGAATGAGACATTTATATACGCAAAAGCGTTTAATCAGATTGATATTAGTGGAGCTGATTCATTAAAATCATTTTCGAATGGTATATTGACACAGACTGTGAAATTTGCCACTGCAGAAAATGCCTACATTCAACTTCGAACGGATTCTGACACGAATACTCTTTTTATAGATGGTCCGATGACACAAACTATAAGTACGGGGTACTATGGATTTAATAAGTTTGTAATCATTCCCACAGTCAGTACAATACAAACAAACTTATCAGCGTATCCTAAAAACACATTATTTGCCGATTCGCAGTCGACGCAGATTACATTTGCAGGTGTAAATGATCTTATTCTAAGCACGAATTATTCAACAAATCAGGTATTTTTTACTGTGAGTAGTTTCACTGCTGCTGGGTATCTAGCCTTGAGTGGTGAGACATTTTCTGTTTATAATCGGCTGATTAGTACGATTTCTTCTGGATTTGTAACTGTTCCAAACTTTTCAACTGGTGCAATTAGCCTTTCGACATTATCATTTTCAAATGCATCAACCGTTAATTCATCTATTTTTGGAGTATCTACATATTTTGGAGGTCGATTTGACTTTCTCAACAGTTTAATTAATACGCGCGCAACAATTGAACAGTTAAATACTGTAACAGGAAACTTTCAGATATCGATTTCGTCGTTTTCAACGAACTATATGTCATATACAGATTACATAAGTTCAGCTAATGGAATCTTAAATCAGATTTCAACAACTCTTTTTTTGAGTGGAATTTCAACTATTTATGTGTATGATGGAAGTTTTACAAACTTTAGTGTAGGATCTATTACATATGATCAGAGTGATATTAGCACATTAAGTACGACAACAAACAGTCGTATTATTAGCACTAATACTGCATTATCTGCACAAAATGAAGGAAATCTTTTATCGACATTTAGCACTGTATTGGGATTAGGAACACTCGGATATGTCTCAAGCACACAACTTACATCGACAACCCAGGGTCTAGGAACTATCGGTTATATTTCGACAACACAACTTACATCAACAACTCAGGGGCTTGGAACGCTAGGTTATATATCAACAGCGCAACTAACATCAACAGTTGCGGGTTTGGGTACACTTGGTTATATATCAACATCTTATACAAATAATATTTTACAATCAACAGTAACAGGCATTAATAATAACCTAGGATCATTTGGTTATATATCAAGTTCTACGCTTGCAATATCAATTCAATCAACAACACAGGGTCTTATAAATAGTCTAGGTACACTTGGTTATATATCAACTCTTTCACTTCAGTCAACTACACAGGGACTTTATGATGGATTTGGAAACTATTATATAAGTTCAGCTGGTCTTAACACAATCATACAATCGTCGATTCAAGGATTGGGCACGGCAGGCTACCTTTCAACATCGCAGTTTAATGATGCTCTAACATCAAGCTTTAATGCCTTATTTACATATAACTTAATCTCGAGTCCGAACTTAAAATCAACAATTGATAATCTTGGTTCAATGGGTTATATAAGCACAGCAACACTCGTAAGTTCATTTAATGCACTTCAAAAATCATTAATAAATATTCGTTCTTCAATTGCGTATACAGGAAATACAG